TTACCTGATATAGTAGTTAAAGATGGAAAACTTACGGAAGTTAAATCATAACAACTTTGAAAGGCATAATAAAATGCACTATTACCTGATATAGTAGTTAAAGATGGAAAACTTACGGAAGTTAAATCATAACAACTTTGAAAGGCATAATAAAATGCACTATTACCTGATATAGTAGTTAAAGATGGGAAACTCATAGAAGTTAATTTAGAACACATTTGAAAGGCATAATAAAATGCACTATCACTTAATATAGTAGTTAAAGATTGAAAATCTATAGTGGTTAAATTAGAACAACCATTCCAAGCAGAAGAACACGCATTATCACCTGATATATTTGCTAAAAGTGGAAAACTTACGGAAGTTAATTGATGGCACGACCTAAAAGCATCAGATAAAGCCAACAATCCTGATATAGTAGTTAAAGATGGAAAACTTACGGAAGTTAAGTTAGAACCGTTAAATCTACCACGTAAACCAGAATTAGCAATATCTGTTACTCCTGTAAATGATATATCATTTACCATAGTTGGAGTTTTTAATACACCATTTATATCAGTATCTCCTATAAATGAATCAATGGTTAGATTATATTTTGAAGAACTTCCGCTCGGAATACTATCAATTGCTGTTGCTAAGTTATCAAAGTTTTGATTAGTTGGTAAAGTAGCACCTTTTTCTTCAATTGAAGAATAAGCGTTTGCCAAATTTTCTTGTAGCTTACTAATTTCAGTAGTTATTGTCATATTTTTCTCTTTATTTTTTGTAAAATCATTTGTTCATAATATTATTTAGTAAATATTATTATAAAATATTAAAATAAAAAGGTAATAAAATGAGTGTTGCAACAGAGATAAGTAAATTACAAACAAATTTAATGGATGCTTATTCTTCAATTGAATCTAAAGGAGGAACACTTCCTGAAAATCAGAATTTTGATAATCTATCTACAAGTATTAATTCAATAAGTGGTGGTGGAGAAGATATTGGTGTGCCTAGGGAAATTGTAAATAACACTTATCAAATGCCTAGTTCAAATTTTAACTATGTTCTTCCTAGTGGTGCAAAAAATTTAGGTGCTTATGCTTTATTTAGTGCTTTTTATGGTTGTACAGGAATTGTGAGCGCAAATATGGACTCTCTTGAAACTTGTAATACTACATCAGCAATGCAATCTTGTTTTCTTTTATGTAGTAATTTGGTTACTGTTTCTTTTGGTTCATTAAGTCAAATTTTTGGATCAAACGCATTAAATTCAGCTTTTGTTTACGCAACCAAACTTGAAAACATTTATTTTAATTCGTTAACTACCTCAAGTTTTGGTTCTTATAAAAATCAGTTTAGCAATATGATGCAAAGTACAGGATCAAATGTTATACATACAATACACTTTCCATCTAATTTAGAAAGTACAATTCAAACCTTAACAGGTTATCCATTGTTCGGCGGAACAAATGGTAAAGTTGTACTATCATTTGATTTACCTGCAACAGAATAAAGAGAGTAATTATAGAGAAGAAAAAGTATTAAACCATCTTCTAATAACCATTTACAAAATATTGATTAAAAGTACCAATTATTTCACCAAGTCTTACTAATTGATGTTCTTGTAAGTATCTAATAAGGTACATAGGAACATTTTTAATAGGTTCTTCTTCTAAAACCTCTTTAATATGTTTATCAATACCTATTTTCAAATCCTCTGGTATTTCATTTAAATCAATAATTTTCTTATTTGCTTCATAGCATTCTTTTACTATTTTTGTTTCACCTAATGGTGTTTTCCAAGTAGAGTTCATAAAGGATTGCCAATTATATCCTTTTGAAACTCTGTCTTTAAAAGCATCTTCAATACCAATCGTTTTAGTAGTTGATTTTTCACGAACTTTTGGATAAGCACTAAAAATATTATCTGATTTATCACCTCTAATACATTTCAAAAATAAAGCATATTCAATCCAATCATTCATAGGAACTGCTAAATCATTTTTTCCTACAAACGGATCAGTTTTAGAAACTGTTATTTTACCATCTTTTAGAGAGAACTTAATCAGCTTATTTTTTTCACCAATAATTCCTTCTTTAGTAATTAATCTATCATCCATAGTATTATAAATCAAAACATTATCACTTAAAAGCTGAACATAATCATTATCAGATGAAACAATTACATTTAAATCGTTTGGATGAAGTTTTATAAATCTACTAATAATATCATCTGCTTCTGCATTATCATATCCAATAACTGAAATATTAGTTTTTTCTTTAATAAATGGAATAAAATCGTTTTCAAAAGTATTTTTCAATGATTCATAGGTTTCAACCTCTGCTGGAGTCATATTTTGATACTTATCTTGACGATTCATCTTATATAATGGATAAAGACCTTTTCTCCAAGTACCATTTCCATCCATAGCAAATATTAAATGTTTTGGTTGAAATTTATCACAAGCTTTTTTAATCATAAAAAACATTAAATGAAGCATCATATTGTTCTTTAAATCCTTTTCAGTATTTTGAACACCATACATTGCTCTATAAAACATATTATAAGCATCAATTAAAATATAAGTATTATTCATAATCCCTCACAATCCATTATGAAAATATTATAACATAAATTATTTTATTTGTCAATTATTTAAATAATAACTTTGTCTATAATTTGGTTCTTCAACACCATTAAAAGCATCATCCCAACCGTTTATAGCACCTAGATAATAAGCATTTTTCTCATTATCTGGTAAAGAATCTTGTTCTGCTTTATCTAAATCATACTTATTACAAAAATCTTCTAAATAAGCTGTTCTAGCTTCTTCTGGTGATTCACCCTCATCATAATCCTCACTTTTCATAGAATTAAACCAAGCATTATTATAACCACTATTATATTCAGCATTATATGTGTTATATCCTCTTACTAAACCTTGATTATAAAACTCATAATTATCAGGATTTTCTTGAGAATAATTATCTATCCATTCAGTTATTTTATTATGTGATTCATTATTTCTTCCTAATATTTCATAACCATCATAATAACCTTTATCATCAACTTTTGTTGTATCATCAATTTCTATATTATCTTCTTCTCTATCAGCAAATCCATCAACATATCCTTTAGCATAATATGGATTAATAGTATTTTCAGCAGGTTTTCTTTCAACTCTTATAACATTTATCTTATAAAGAATTTCCATAACTTCTTGAAGTTTTTCATCAGTTTGTTCTTCTTGAACGCTTGTGTCATAAATATATCTATTATCAACTATAAGATAAAACTTATCTTCAGCAGTTATATAAATCGTTTCAGTTGTAGGGTTGTATGTTCCTATTTCTTCTTCTGGTCTATCAACAGAAAAATCATAAACCTTTGTTCCTTCAATTCTTCCAAAAGGATATAAATTAGTATAGTGAATATGATTATCCATATCAATAAACCATTTTAATTCACCAACATCTAAAGAACTTGAAGCTAATCCTTTTATAACTTTTCCAAAATTATAACCATCTTCGTAACCAATAGCATAAGATTCTTTTTGTTCATCAGTTGTAAGATTTTTTAACTCATTTTCATATTTTTTACGACCAGATTCCCAACCAACTTTATATCCATAAATATAAGCTGATGGATCTTTTCCTAAAGCTTCCATTTCTTTCTTTAATTTAGCCAATCTTAAATCCATTTGAAATTCTGTTTCACCATTTTGAGCATTTTGAAAAGCATCATCATAGCCATTTTGATAATCCATTACTTTTTCAGTTGATGTTCTTTCATCATTTATTTTCTTTAATTCAGCAAAATCATCTTCACTAATATAATAATCATCTGGTATATTTCTCATTTTGTCAATATTTTCTTTCATAACATTAAATGCATCAGCTAATTGAGAATTATTCATATTAGATTTAATTTTATCTCTATCTTTATGTAATCTTGAAATACTGTCTGATAAAGAACCAATTGCCCAACCTAAACTCATAGTTGACATTGCTTTAATAATTTCTTTCATAGCTTCTTCTGATGAATTTGCTACTTCAACCATTTGTTTTAATTGACCAAGCATTTCAATAACTTCTAATGATAAATCAGCTGCTGCATCAACTTGCTCTAATTGATCAAATAATTTTTTCTTTAAATTACCTTCTGGAATATATGTTCTATTAAGCATCCCTTTAACATAATCTAAATTAGGTAATGTTTCACCAATAGTTCTTTCATAAATTTCTTGTAAATCTATATCTTCAAATGCTTGAGCATATGTTTTAATAAAAATATTTGGATTATTCATTATTCCATAAACAATTCCTGCTAAACCACCAATCAATCCAAATCCTGTTGTTAAAACATCTGTTAAACTACTTAATCCAGCTTTTTTCAAAGCTTTTCTCATGGATTTTATTTTATTACCTACACCATTAGCCGCTACTAATAAAGCATTTAATTGAGAAAGATAATTAATAAAATCCGCTTGAAATTGACCTAATGTACCATTTGTAAAAGGAGTTAATTTATTAGCAATTGGTAACATCCAATATAATTGAACAATACAATCATTTAATGTTAAATTATAATCAACTCCTAAAAGATTTGAAATTTGATCATTAAGCTTAATATGCTTTCTTCTTAAATCATCTGTTAAACTATCGTATTCTTTTTTATTTAAAACCTTTATATTAGATAATGGATCAGTATTATTTTTTTCATAACTGGCTATATCTTCATCTGTATTTAATCTATATCCCAATCTAATTTCTAATGTAGTATCTTTATCAATCATTAACATATCAGAAATAGTTTCACGATTCATTCTTGAAACCGTATATTTAACTGGTGTATTAGATGTTACTAGAATAGAATTTTGTTTATAATCCTTTTCCTTATATGTAAATATAATTGTTGAATCTTCTGGATCCGCTTTAATTGTTAATGTAACAAGTTTTTTAATTTCAGGAGTTAATTCATAATCTTTATCCATAACCAATGTGTTAGATGTTGATTCATAACCTTCACAAATAACCGTATAAGTTACTTTTGCTCCATCATTTATTTTAGCTTGTGTATAATCAATCTTATCTATAATTTGAATTAAATCTTCATCATGTTCACAATCAAATAAAACATTTGATTCTTTAACAGTTTTATTAATCTTTAATATATAAGCCATTATTCAAATCCTTTATGCTAATCCAGATTTTACAACACCATCTAATGAAGATAATAATTGTCCTCTGTTACCATTTCTATTATAAGATACATGAACCCAACCGCTATTTGGATCATTTAATAAATCACCAGCATTTTCTAAAATTAATTGGTCATAAGGTAAATTATCTCTTATCCATTTAGCTAATTCATAATTAGAAACACCTGGAACTTCAATATCAACAGCTTGACCAGTTAAATGTTGTGAATTATTAGCACCACCAATCAATGAATTTAATTGTGAACCTCTATAACCACTATTAATAACAACATCACCAAAATGCTTTCTAATTGGTTCAAGTATTCTTTCTGCAATTGCTTGTAAGTTTTCTTCAATAACATTATTTTGCGGAACATTACTAATACCTTTTGAATTAGCAGTTTGAGAATTACATAATTGTCTTAAATTAAAGTTATTAGATAATTGCTTATTAGGGCAATTTGTAGTAACTTTTTGTGGAATAGATGATTTATTACAGCATTGATTTGTAACACCACTACAACCTGTACAAGATGTTACAGGAGCAGATTTATTACAACAACCTGTTGATTTATTACAACCTATACAATTATTATTTGTTTGACCACAATTGTTTTTAGCATTCTTTTCTTCTGTTCCTTGTGTATTATTATTTTCATCTTTATTTTCTTCAGAAGAATTTTCCTCATTTTTATTTTCTTCATTTTCTTTCTTTTCTTCTTCTGATTGTTCATCCTCATCTTTATAATTCTTTGTTATTGCTTTACAATGTCCACAATAAGGTTCATGAGTACAAACTTTTGTATTAATGGTATTCTCAGTTTTTTCTTGTTCATTTTCTGAATATCCTTTACCATCTATATCATTTTTTTCTTCTTCTATTGGATCTTTTAATTCAAATGGCTCTATTTTAGGCATTTGATTTAAATTAGATTTAGGGTATCCAGGAATTTCAGAACCACCGCATAATCCAAAAAATGTTCCACCCATTTCACCAATCATTTTACCACCATTAGCTTCAAATGTATTAATTTTACCTTTTTCAGCATTTACTTCCGAACAATTAATAACAGCTTCTGTATTAATATGTGGTGTTCCAAAAATATTCATATCGCCTTTTGATTCAATATTAATTCTTTCAGCTCTCATAGCTATTGTTTCACCAGCTTCCATATAAATGTTTTTAGAAGTATGTAAATTAATATCTCCATCAGATGACATAGCAATACCTTTTTTAGAATAACCTTCTAAAAATCCATTTTTAGTCATTTCAACCCAACAAGAACCATCATTATTAATCATAAAAACAGTTCCTTCATCAGCAATAAGAATTTGTGTTCCATTTCTTGTTCTAAATCTAAATCCAGCATTTTTTCTTTTATCTTCTGCTGAACCAGGTTCTCTTTGCCAAGGACTTAATCCACCATTACTAACTAATTTTCTTATTTGATTAATATCACCATCTTCTGATGATTCATCTTTTAATGGATTCCATTTCCAAACTGTTTTATTATCATCATCTCTAAAACCATCATCCATTACAAAAGTGTTTCCTAAAGGTGTTTTAATACCATAACACATACTTGGTGATTCTCTTTTAGCACCAGCAGTTGATAAACCTCTTTCTTCATCTTTATCTAAACCTTGTCTTTTTAAAGCTTCTGATATTGGTTTATATACAGCTTGTTTCTTTTCAGCTTCTGCAAGTTTTTCATTTAATTCTTTTTGTTTTCTATTATTATCAGGACAACCGCCACTTGTTGAACCATCATTCTTTTTAATATTTTCTTCATTAGTATTATTAGTAGATGAAGTGCTTTCTTCAATAGGTTTTTCAACTATATTTCCTGTCGTAACATTTTCAGTGGTAGATGTTTTACTATTCTCTTTGTTATTAGAAGTATTGTTACACTTATCATTTCTTTCACATAAAGGATTTTTTTCTTCACCATTTTGATTTACTGGAATACCTGGTAGCATATAATTTGTATTAGGATTCATTGGACAAGCAAACCAATAACAAGCAATATTTTCAGAACTTGTTATAGGAAAAAATACAAATACATAATTACCTACACAAGGCATAGGAAACCATGTTCCAAATGATTGAGGATCATTTTCATAACTAGGTGTAGAATTAGCATCATAAGGAGTTGTTCCATAAAACATTGGAGCATAAGAAGCTTGTATCCAGTTTTTACTTTTGGTCTTATCTGTTTCAGAACCAATTAAATAAACTAATAAATCACCTGCTCTGGAAATATTTCTAACATCCATTACTTCAGCCATATAAATACGACCGGTATCAAATGTTCTTCCTATTTCATTTCTTTCTTTAATTGTTAGCTTCTTATCAAGACGAGCCATTTCCGTACTCCTTTATAAATCTTACATCTAAAACACCTTTTAATTTTTGTGTAAACTTACCCTCATTAAAAATACTTTCGCAATCAACCATTAAATATATACCTGAAGCATGTATTGAATAATAATATGTATAATCAGTAGGATTCTCAACTGTATAATCACTATTTTGATCAGGTGTGCTTTTAATTATGAATACACATCTATAATTAGGAACTTTTAACGAAGACATTGTTAAAGCATCTTGTAAATTATTTGAATTATTATTACCTGTTCTATAAGCATTTGAAGATATCCAATAAGGATCTCCTAATATTTCAAACTTTGTTTCAGACATTTGTCCTGATTTATACAAGTTTTCCCACATTAGTTTTGCTGATAATGCTTTTCTCTCTTTATCAGTATTAGATATTGTTGATTCATCTTTAATTTTATTTGTAATACCATTATTTATAGAAGGTATTTTATTTAAACAAGATATTTGAAAAGCAATATCTCCAGTAATTGAGTTATGTATATCTTTAAAAATATCTTCTAAATATCCTTCTGCTGTGGCATTTTGAAAAACAGTTTTCTTTTCATCTGATTTTGTTGGTGAAAAAGTACTATCTTTAAAATTAATATTATTTTCCATTGATTCTTCAGAAGATTGTTTCAAACCATTCATAAAATATAGATTATCATAATTATTAAATACTTCTAATACAGAAGTATCTGCACCACTAAATCCAAATTGATATTTTTTAACTAAAGCATTACTTGCTCTTTCTTTATTAAATAAATCTAATGCACTAAATGAACTTTTTGTGTTATTACTTTCATCTAATTTATATCTCATAAACTCATCTTTAATTAAATATATATCTATATTATGCTTATATAATGGTTTATTCTTATAGTAATCAACAAGCTCTGATTTAATATCGTATTTAGCAATCATTGATTTGTATTCTTCTTTTTCACTATTACTTAAAAAATCTTGGGTAATAGTTGTAAATAAAATCGTTTTATCAGTTGTATTTTGTTCTGAATTAGCTTTAGCTTGGTTATTAGATGAATCTTGTGTTGATTTTATTTCTTCATTTATTACATTACCATTTTCATCTTTTAAAGTAATTTTTATGTAATCTTCTGCTTTTATTATATTTTTAATTTCATCTTTTTCTTCTTTTGATGCTCCAAATTGATCAAGAAATTTTTCATACATACTATTGGCACACGCTTGAAGAAATGTTTTTAAATCCATTTGTTCATCACTTTTTATTGATGCCGGAACAGATAAAATATTACTACTTTTTGTTAATAATGAATCATAAGAGGGTGTAAAATCTACACTCCATTCAGTTCCTGAACTATCTAAATGTGATTTAACATTACTTAAAAATCCTTCATACAATAATGATGTTTCACCATTAGGTAATGGTATTCTACTAATTGGTTCTAATGTATCGTGCTTATATCCTGAAAACCATACTTCAAACCAATAAGGTCTTTGCAAATAGCCATCATAACCTGTCATATAAGCTAATGTTTCTAATTCATTAGTTAATAAACAAGATAATGCTTCTGTAATCTTGAATTTAATAGAATAAGTAGCAACATTTAAATCAGAACCAATGTTACCAAATGTATTTTTCATTGTAAAACTTCTAATTGAAAATTTTGTTGTTACACCATCTTTAACAATATAAACTCTACCAGATTCTGTTCCAGTAAATCTACCTTGAGAAGATAAATCTTCATCAATTTGTTTTTGCATTTTAGCATTATAAGCAAATAAAGCACAATGATAAACAACATTATCATATTGCTCTAGTATATTCGTAGAAAATGACATATCATTATCTATTCCTGCTACTATTCTATCATCATATAAATATCCAAGATTATTCATTCTACACCTTTCTAAATTAATCCACCTAATCTTTCTTTTGTAGGAACTCTGATTATTTTTCCAGCTCTAAAATCAAATAAAGGATCTACAATAGTTTCTCTATTAAATACTGAAAATACCCACATTAATTGAGCATCACCAAATAATTTATATGCTAACATACCTGGTTTCATATCATATTCAGTAGGTATTACTATGTAATAATCTGTTGAATGATATGGTAAAGAAACAGGTTCATAATAACCCAAGAAAAAATCATCCTTGTTAGTTCTTTTATAAAATGATCTTTTATCAAAAGTTGTCATATTATCTCCTTACCAAGTCCAACCAGAACCATTATATCTTCTAGTTGTAGATGTTTTGTATAATGTTGCCTGAACACCTTTATTTGTTTCAGCATTTGTTACACCAAAAGTTTCTAATCTAACTATATTATTTAATTTTCTATATGTTGTTGTTTTATTTTCACCCTCGCCTTTTGTTACAGAAGATGTTTTGCCAAATAAAACCATATTTTTATAATCATTTAAATCAAATAAATGTTTATACATATCCAAATTAAATTGTATAGCCATTTGAATTGATATTGTTATATCAGTAGGCAACCAAACATTATATTTAGCTACATTAACATAATGCTTATCTTTACCTAAACTAATTCCAAAAGATTTAATTACAACTGGTATATTATCAATTAAATTACCCCAACCATTTAAATATAATATTGGCGGTGGAACAGCTTCTCTATTACCAGAACCAGATCCTGTTATAGAACTATAAGCAGCTACTGTTTCTCCAAATTCACATTTAGAAATTGATCTTAAAAAATGTATAACAGCATACATATATTCACCGTTTTTTGGTGTATCTGCTGTAAAATCCGCTTTTAATGAAATAGTTGGCGGTGGGGTATTTTTATAATGTTGTACTGCTAAATTACTATGTAAAATATCTGTTTCTTCATAATTAATAGTATGATTAAAATCTATATCAGGCGTATATGGAAATACTAATCCCATTGTATCTTTAAAATGTGAATATAAAAGTTTTGATGTATCATCACCTAAAATATAACTTAATCTTGACCCCCATTCATCTTCTGACATATAATTAGAAATGTTAATAGATTTATTAATTGGAGCAACATTTAATGAAACTTTTTTATTACTTTCTACAATCCTGTTTCTATCTACATTATTTTCCCATTTATTTTGTTGTTCTTCATTATTCTTTTCAATTTCTTTTTTTAATTCATTTATTGTTAGGAATCCTGACACCGTTAATGCTGTGGGAGTATTATCAATAACTTTTGGTTCAGGTTTTTCTGGTATTGTTTTTGTTTCAGATGTTGATGATACGGTTTCAACTATTTTTTTATCTTGGTTTTCTAATTGACTATTTTCTGATTGTATATCACTAACACCATGCTTATCTGTTGAATCTACTGAAACTACTATATGACTATTTTTATCAGTGCTTATTCCAATTTGTTGTTCAATATTGGAAGATTTTGTGGTATCATCAGAGTTGTATTGCTTACTTTCAGATGGTATATCTGTACTATCATTAATAACGATAGTTCCATTTTGATTTTGAACAGAAGCATTACCTCCAACATAATTATTAATTTCAGTTTTAACTGTACCACCAGAAACATTATGTTGAAATATCGTTCCTTGAAAAGCTAAACTATCTTGCTGACTTATTTTATCTTCAGCAATTTCTATTTTACCATCATTAACACGAATAGTCCCATCAGAAGCAATTTGTTGATGAGAATAATCAAGATTAATTTGATCTTTAATAAGATCACTAATACTTTGATTTGATGATAACATTGCTTGTTCTATTAGATTAGCCATAATAAAAAACCTTAATAAAATTACTATATATCTATTTATTAAGGTTTTTAATCAATTTTTTAAGCAATCAGTTTTTTAGGTCTTCCTCTTTGACTTACTAAAATAATTTTTTCTCCAACACCTTTTACTGTAAATGGTTTACCATTATATTTTTTATTAACATCATTATGAAAAATAATTTTTAAACCATTTTCTAAATCCATTCCATTAATATTAGCATTAATTTTATTTAAAACATCTTTTTCAACATTAGTTACATCTTCAATAGATATAACATTATTATCTTCATTATAAGCTTCAAAAAGCTTATGAGCATCCATTCCATCAATGGTTAAAATATGCTCTGGTTTTAACATTATATTGTCAAATGTTTTAAAAAGCATTGATGAACCATTATCAATAATTTTTCCAATACAACTATCATAAATCCTTTTATTCATTCTAAATGTTATTTCAGAACCTCTTTCCAAAACATTTTTATTAACAAGAATTTTTGCTTCTTTATAAGTAAAGGGTGTCATTAAACTATTCATCAAAAGTAACTCCATTATTATATCTTAATACTATTTTATTATTTTCTTTATACTCGCCAAAAACAATTTTTTTAGCAATAACATTTTTAATCTCATTAGTAATAATGTGTTTCATTTCTCTTGCACCATTATTTTTATTATATGCTTCATCAACAATATAATTAACTATGCTATCATCATACTTATATTCAATATTCTTTTGTTCAAGCATATCTCCTAATTCTCTTAAAAACTTTTCACATACTTGTTTCATAACATCTCTTGTAAGATTATTAAAATTAATTATTTTATCAATTCTATTTCTAAATTCTGGTAAAAATGTTTGTTCCAAATCTTTATCATATAAGCTTTCTTCATTACCAAATCCAATAGAATGTTTTTCAGCATTATAAGAACCAGCATTAGAAGTCATTACAAGAAAAACATTTTCAAAAGAAACTTGTTTTCCCATTGAACTTGTTAATTTGCCATTATCCATAACTTGTAATAAAAGATTATGAATTCTTGAATTTGCTTTTTCAATCTCATCTAATAATAATACACAATGAGGATTTTCATCAATAGCATTTATCAATAAACCATTACCAGCTTTTCCATCTCCAGAATCTTTATATCCAGGAGGTGAACCAATTAATTTACTAACTGAATGTTCTTCCATATATTCACTCATATCAAATCTAATTAATGGAATACTCATAATATCAGCTAATTGTTTACAAGATTCTGTTTTACCAACTGATGAAGCTCCTGTCATTAATAAACTAATTGCTGTTTTAGATGTTTCTCTTAATCCACTTCTTGAAATAATTACCGCATCAGCTAATGCTTGAACAGCTTCATCTTGACCAAATATTTTTTCTTTTAGTTTATCTTCTAAATGCTTATAAATATCTTCTTCTGATTGAGAAATATTAGATAAAGGAATATTACGCATTTTTGAAATAACTTTTTGAACTTCTGCTGGTTTAACAATCTTTATTTGATTATGCTGACAATAAGCTCCTACCATATCCAATAAATCAATAGCTTTATCAGGATAATGTTTATCAAATACAAACTTATTAGTTAGATTAATTATTTCTTTAATAGAATTTTCGTTATAGAATATATGGAAATATTCTTCATAATAAGGTTTAATTTGTTTAAGAATTGTTAAAGTTTCTTCAACAGTTGGTTCTTCAATAACCATTTTATAAAATCTTCTTGTAAATGCTTCATCTTTTTCAATATACTTTCTATATTCTTCAAATGTTGTTGAACCAATTACTTTTAATTTATTATTAATAAGTAATGGTTTTAAAAGATTAGCTATATTAGGGTTTTGATTATCACCTATACAAATAGAATGTATTTCATCAATATAAAGAATTGCACTTTCATATTCTTTTAATTCATCAATTAATTGAATAACCCTTTTCTCTAATTCTCCCTTAAACATAATGTTAGATGTAAATGCTAATGTATCCAATTGGAAAACTTTTATGTTGGAATTATCATCAACAAGTTTTTTTGTAAATCCTTCAATAATTTTTGTTTTACCAATACCAGGATTACCAACTAATATTGCATTTGGTTTATCTTTTCTTAAAATGATTTGCTCTAATAAATCAATTTCTTTTTCTCTACCAACAATTTTAATCCAATCCTTATCTTTAACTATCTCATTAAGATTAATTAAATATTTGCTTGGATCACTTTTTGGTTTAGGCAAATCATTTATTAAATCCTTTAAATCATCTTTACTAGTTAATTCATCTAAAATTGGTTTAATACGCTGTTGTAAAATATTTTCAGCGTTATATTTTTGATACATATTAACAATAATATCAAAATTAATTTTATTGGTTGTTAAAATCTTTTCTGAAAAGGTATCTTTCATAAAAAGAAATGATGATAAACTTAACATAATATTTTTAATTATGTTAGGAGTACTTTTCATATCCTCATTACAAATAATTGATGTTAAAAATGTTGACACAAACATCTCAATCAGAAGATTCAATTCAGGTTTTTCATTTTCTTCTAAAGAAGCAATTAATGGATATGACACTAAAAAATTGTTTGTTTCAATTAATGTATTATCATAATCATAACCATTATCTAAAAAATATTGCTTAACTTCATCTTCTGTAAGAAAAGCATATAATATATGCTCTAGTAAGAGCATACCATGCTTTCTATCACAAGCATTTTTATATGCTTTTACTATTAAATCTTGTAGATATTCATGTGGATTTTCATTAAGCATTATACATCTCTCTAATTTTTTTCATCATTTTAATGTCATTATCTGTAGTTTTTATCACATGTTTAATAAACAAAGGTAAACCACCAAACTTATAATTTGTTTTATATTCTGTTTCAGGAACTATAGATGTAAAAGGATCTATTTTAAAAAAGAATTTATCATCATATAAATTAAAATGAACATCAAAACCACCAAACATAGCATCAAATCTACTAATTTCAATGGTTTTAACCCAATATTCTTTATATCTTTTAGTTTTATCTTTATTTTTCTTTAATACTAGATTTATATTAGGATCACAATTATCATAAACATAACTAATATGAAATTTTGTTCCATCCTTAGAATTAAAATCTTCCCCAAATAATCCTGTATTAATTGTTGGATTACCGTTATTAACTAAAAATTCTTCATCACCCAATTTAATTGGTGCTTTTCCATAAATCATTTCTTTTAATGATATTGAAACAAAAAAGTTTAAATCTTCTTTTTTATCAATCTTATTTTTAACTTTTATAAACTTTTCTTTATCACCGGATTCTTTATTATCTGGATGAAATTGTTTCAATAATGATTTAAGAAAATTAGTCATTAAAACAATCCTTTAACAGAAACACTATTTTTACCAATTTCTAAATATTTTCTTGGATTTAAAAAGAGTAAAATAGGTACTAATAAGAAAATAAATCCCATTATACACCATACAAAAAATAGTATTGGTAAAGAAATTAACCCTATTAAAAACCCATATACTCTAATCATTATTATACTCCTTATAGATAATCATCAATTGGAAAAGAAGATTCACCAGTCTTTTTATTTGTAATTTTTAAAACAACAGCATGAGCATAATAACCATTATGAGAATTATATACAGCAAAATCTATTGTTCCCTTTGAAGTATGAATATTTAAGAAACAAATTTCATCAGGATCAACATATTCATCCTTTAAATTACTTTCAACTTCATTACAAGACTTTTCATCATATCCAAGATATTCAGCTCCAATATAATCCTTTAAATCTTCTGGTGTATAAAGATATGTACCCCAATTCTCACAACATTGTTGAGAATTACCAATTACAAAATACATTTCCTCATCTTCGGTTTCAATTTTAAAACCATCATAACAAGGATAATTATCATTATTGAAATTAACATTATAAACAAATTCTATATTTAATATCTTACTCATGTTTCTTTGCCCTCTCAAAAAGTTCTTCAATTTTATCCCAATTCGTAATTCCACCTAATACAGCATCATCAATATAAACATCTGCAATAATTTTTCTTGAATATGTTTTATAAGGGGATTCATTAATATAATCAAATTCTAAACCACATTCTTTACAAGCATCAATTGCATCATTAATAGTATGATTAAACCAATCTCTACAAGTCCATAAACATAATTGATGACCTTCTGCTTGAAGTTTTTTTAATACTTCTATTGCTCTTGGGTTTATTTCACCAACATTAGGATAAGCATTTTTATAAGTTATTGTTCCGTCAAAATCTACTGCAATAATCATTATTGTTCATAATCCTCAAAATCACTTTCAAATTTATTAGCATTTCTAATTTTAAAATATTGAAGATAAGCATCATCACCAAGATTTTCTAAAATATCCTCAAAATGATATACTATATCAAAAACATCTTGATCTTTAATAATATTAAAAGTATATCCTTCATCATCTAAAATATCATGTGCCATAGATTCTACTTCTTCATATGTTCCAATGACATTGACAACTGATTTAATAAAACCATCTTTCTTAATAACTACCGTAAACTTCTTTGTATAATCAGACATAAATTACCTCACTTTCATTTATATCAATATAATAATACAAAAAAATCTCTTTGTCAAGAGATTTTTTAATAGAATTTTTAACGATATGCTATTAGTTCTCTAAAGGTATCTCCAATACTGGAATAATAAAACCAGCAGTAGTTCTTGATAAACTACTAGAAAAATACTCTCCACTAGGTGTTAATCCAAATGCACCATTCCATGCTCTTTGTGTAGAACTCCAAACACAACTAGAGCCACTAGCAAAATCTACAGCTGAAGTTGGTATTTTTTGTGAATTATAAGAACTAATTGTAGGATCATTAGAATTTATTATATCTTTTAAGATACAAATTTGAAAAAGTTCATTAAGATTTGGTAATTGTCCATAATAAGTTACTCCATCAATAGTAAAGGATTTTGATCTACAATGACTACAACCAGTAGAACTTAGTTGTCCTAAAATAGCTGTAGTATTTTTTGTAGCTGAATCAGTATTAGAATACTTATTATAATCTTGATACAGAGGAATACTACTAATTTGAGTATTTGAATCCGAATATTTACCTCCCCATAATCTATGTTCAGCATCTAAACAAACAACAGCATAGTGTTTATTGTTTTCTCCAAAAAATATACTTGAAACAGTTCCAACAGGATTGTTACTATCATCATTAACTCTGTCACCAACTTTGTATTTATCAGCAGAGCCACCGCCTTGTGTAATGATTGTTGGAGTAATTTCTCTTTCCCCAATAAATAATGTCATTTTAATTTTCCTTAATAAAATATTTTTCTATAATACTATTTATTTAATTCTTTCCACTTAATTCTTTCTTGATTCATTTCATCAATAACTTTTTGATAAAGAAGTTTTTGCTCACGATTTATTTCTTGATTTTTAAGATAACATTTATAATTCTCTTTATCAAATCCTATAAAAATGCTATCATCATTTTTTGGAAAAGAGAATTTACAAGCATTTAAAGTAAGGATATTAGGTTGAGAAACCACTGGAAGGTCAGGATAAACAGTTTTATAAACTATTTTTTCTTTAGGAGTGCAAGCAATTAAAATAAAAATTAATGTTAACATAAATATCTTCTTCATCATTCAAACTCCATTTTACATTTAACACTTGGATTACGAGAATTTTGTGCCACACATATTTCATAAGCATTTATTTTATCTATTAAAGTATTCTTATCTTCATCAAGTTTTAATGAATCAATTTTATTGGAAGTATCTGATACATATGTTACTGATTCATAAACTTGTTTTTGAATGTTTTGTAATTGTTCAACAGTTAATTGATTAGAAACTTTTAATGATTCTATTTCATTCAAAAGTAATTCTTTATCATTCATTAAACAAACATTTTCTTTAGTTAATTTTGTAATTTGATTATTGTAATAAACAAATCCAAAATATATACTAAAACCCATTGCTACAATAATAAGATATGGTAAAAGTTTTAAAAACAAATTCATAAGAAATCCTTTTATAAATAAAATTATATAACTATTTATGAGGAAATTATGACTACATTAGATTGTAATAGAAAATATGATGCTAATGAAATTAATAATAGATATGCATATTATTGCAAATTGGTTGAAGAAAAATTAAAGAATCATCAAAAACCACATGATAGAAGATATAAACAAGGTTTTTTTATTCCAAAGCGACCATTTAAATGTATGAATATTATGGAAGTTGCTGATATTCAACCTATAGTATGGAGATCAAGTTGGGAACAAAAATTTATGGAATGGTTAGATTCAAATGATGTTGTAATTCGTTGGGGTTCTGAAATTATTTCGATCCCATATAAAGACCCAATTAAAGGGAAAATGAGTATCTATATACCAGATTTTTATATGGAATATTTTGATAATCAAGGTCAACTACAAAAATATTTAATTGAAATTAAACCAATGAGTCAATCAAAATTAACTGAAGCAAAAGATGGTTATGATAGATTAAGAATTGCAAAAAATGCATTTAAATGGAGTCAGGCTATTAAATATTGTAAACCAAAAGGAATTACATTTAAAGTGATGACAGAATATGAATTAGGATTAAAATAACCATAAATATTTTTATAAAATAAAGGGATATTAAAATGACTAATGCAAATAAAAGAAAAGGAAATTCAGGAGAAAGATCCTTATGTAAATATTTAATTAAAGTATTTGGCGGTTCTTGGATCCGCACACCTCACAGCGGTGCTTATACAGGTCGTTCTAATGCTAAAAGATTAAAAATACTTTCAGAAGCACAAGGAAAAAATTTTAGTAATGATATTGTTCCACCAGATGAATATCCTCATTGTGCATTAGAAGTAAAGTTTTATAAAGATTTTTCTTTTAATATGCTTATGGATCCAAAAGGTTATGCTCAATTAAATGAATGGATTGAACAAGTATGGGAATCAGGAATTGATATGGAAGCATCTTTTCCAATGATTTGTTTTAAAATTAATAATAAAGGTTGGCATACAGTTGTTTGGAGTGATAAAATTAAAAATCTTGATTTAAAAGGCATTAACTATACGGTTTATAATCATAAAGATGTTGAATATAAAATCTTCCAAATGGAGAATTTTATAGAACGATATACTGAAGAATTAAAAAAATATTTTTCATAAATATAATTATAGAAAATAATATTTAGATTACCGATAAAATATTATTTTGTTGGTAATTATTATAACATAGGAATTAAAATGTTACATATTGGAAATAAAGATATTAATTTAGCAGTACAAGGTGCTGGTGTATTATATGTTGGATCAAGAAAAATGGGTCCAGTTATTAATGAAAGTGGTGAACCAACACCAACTAAACAAGGTAGATTCGTAAGTTTAAATTATACTAACCAAGGAGCATATAGTGATAATGGTATAGATTGGACTTCTTTAACAGTTTCATCCTCAAATAGAAGATGGTCTTGGATAGCTTTTGGAAATGGAGTGTATGTAGCAACAACCGATGACAGTAGGTATTACGCATATTCAATAGATGGTATAAATTGGACTGAGGTTTCTTCAGACTTTTCACCAAGAAGTGTAACTTTTGGTAACAATATTTTTGTTATGACAACTAGTTCAAATATACGGTATTCTACTGATGGTATAAATTGGAATCAAGGAACAATAGATTCTAACAATAAAAGTGTAAAATTTGTAAATGATAGATTTATTTTATGGGATTCATCAAATTGGAATGGAAGAACTATATATTATTCAACAGATGGTATAAACTGGACAACACTATCATCTGCACTCCCTAGCGTTGCAAGGATAATATGGCATGATGTATGTTTTGGTAATAACAAATATATATTTATAGGAGGTATCCAAGGAACAGACTCAACTAATGTGTATGCGTATTCATCTGATGGATTAATATGGACTCAAGGAAATCTGCCAATTTCAAAAGGATGGTACTCTTGTGCTTTTGGAAATAGCAAATTTATTTTATATCCATATTCAAATACTTCAACATGTGTGTCATCAGATGGTATAAACTGGAATTCTATTACTTTACCTTCCTATGGCTCAGGGGGTCAGATAATATATGAAAATAACATGTTTATTATAGTACAAAGGTACAGTAATATAATGATGTATTCAACTAATGGAGATACTTGGTTAACCAGTACAATGCCTTCTTTACAATATTGGGGTTGTGTGGCATATGGAGTAGTAAATAACAATTGAAACAGAAATCAACAGAAATCAAACAGAATATAGTAAATTGTTATACTACTCTTTAATAAAATAATAAAACCCTCTAATTAAAGAGGGTTTTTAATTTTATTAAGCATTATTATTTTCAGCCGTTTCTAATAAACCTGTTACGGAAACATTCCATAAACTGAATGTTTTATTAGCAGCTTGATTATATAGATAGAATCTAACTATACATGATGTTGTACAATAACCTAATCCTAAATTATTAATATTGATTGAAATATTAGAATAAGAAGGGTCAGCATTATTTCTTTGAATTGTTGGGTAATCCCCAATTATTGTTTCTACACCATCCAATATAATACCAACAGCTACAGACCCTTTATCAGTACCATTTTTGGAAATGTTAAACGATAGAGTTTGAGGTTTGTATTTCCCTCCATATACATCAAAATTAAAACCAACATATAGATTATAGTCAATACCACCTGCATATATATGTTCTAAAGTATTTCTATCTAAATAAGTAGAAGGAATTTTTTCAGAAACATTAGATAAATCATAACCATTAGTTGATACTGTTGTTAAATTGGTTGATTGTGTTTCGCTAATTGACAAATCAGTATCCCATACAAATGATTTAACTTCACCATCAAAATCATCATCCCCACTTTCAGGTATTTCTTCACCATACAAACTTAGCAATTGAACACCATTTACTCGTTCAGTTGCTGAATATCCTGCTCCTGTAAATGCATTATATGTCATAGATACTTGACCATTTTCATAGTAATATGGTATATATACATTCTTTGTCAATACAGTATCAGCAAAACAATCAGTTGCATCCGCAACATCCTTGGAATAAATATTAATATCTCCAGATAAATTTACACAACCTTGGAATGTTCCATACATATTTGTTACACTATTAGGAATATCAGAAGCATTAGTTAAATTAGAACAATATCTAAATGTTTCGCCCATATCAGTAACATATGGAGGGATTTCCATCATATCAATTAATTTATAACAACCGTGGAAAGTATCTCTCATATTTGTTACATTATATGGTATAACTGGAAAATTAACCATATTAGTACAATATCTGAATGTACTTACTAATGATGTAATTCTATTAGGAATAATTGGAGCATCAAATATACTACTACATCCAGAAAATGTTCCATCTAATGAGGTAAGATAATAATTATCTGATATTACCGGAGCATTTACTAAATTAGTACAACCCATAAATGCATAATCAATATTGTTAACACTATTAGGAATAACTGGTGCTTCAGTTAAATTGGAGCAATAAGCAAATGTCGTACATAAGTTTGCAATATAATTAGGAAGTACTGGGGTTTCTGTAATCTTTTGACAATTATAAAATGTTTGATACATATTAATAACACTATTAGGAATAGCAGGAACATTTACTAAATTAGAACAACCATAAAAAGCATATGGAATTTGTGATGCCGAAGAAGGAATTTCTGTTGGACCATTTACTAAATTATAACAATTTTGGAATACTCCTCTTAAAGAATTTACATTATTTGGTAGTAATGTAAAATCTGTTAAATTATAACAATTTTTAAATGTATAGTCCATTTTAGTAACATTTTCATTAACATTAGTAACATTTGTTAAATTATAACAGTTACTAAATACATTAGAAAAATCATTATTTTTCAACGGAATATTACTCATATCCATTGTTTGAATATTTGAATCAGCAAAATTAGCACTTAATGTTTTTACTGTGGTGTTATTTATTTCTGTAGGAATGATCAAATTAGTATTTGTTCCAAGATATGCTTGTATATCCTTTGTGATATCACTGTAGAACCAATCATCATAATTATTATAGGTATTATATATGTCCATTAATAATGCACCATTAATTCTTTCTGAAGATGAATAACCAGCATTAATAAACGCATTATAAGTAGATGTATTAATACCATTATTATGGAATAATATATAAACATTTTTATTTAATGTTGTATTATAAAAACAATTTGTTGCGTCAGTTATATTTTCAGAATAGATGAGAATATCACCTGTTAAATTAGTACAATTTTGGAATGTGGATGACATAATATTAACATTAAAAGGTATTTCAGGAGCATTTACTAAATTTCTACAATAAGTAAATGTTTCTTCCATATTTGTTACACTATTAGGAATAACTGGTGCATTAGTTAAATTATAACAACTTCCAAATGTTCCCTCCATATCTACAACAGAATTAGGAATAACAGGTGCATTAACTAAATAGTAACATTGCCAAAATGTGCTTCCCATATCAGTAACACTATTAGGAATTTCTATATTTCCATTTATTCTGCAACCAACAAACGTTCCACGCATATTTGTAACATTATTAGGAATTACTGGGGCATTTACTAAATTATAGCAGTAATCAAAAGTCCAAACCATATTTGTAACATTATTAGGAATTACTGGGGCATTTACTAAATTAAAACAATACATAAATGATGCATACATGTTGGTAACATTTTCATTAACATTAGTAACTTCTTTTAAATTAGTACAGTTAAAAAATGCTGAATCCATAGAATTATTTTTGAATGGAATATTATTTAAGTCAACAAACGTTATTGTCTTATTGTTTGTAAAAGCATTAATTATAATAGAATTAACGGTATAATCATTAATTATTGAAGGAGTAACAACTGTATTAGATGCACCAATATATTTAATTATATATCCAGCATAATTTGAAAACAGCCAATTACCATCATTAACATAATATTGATCATCTTCTTTTAAATAAACACCATTTATTGTACCTCGTTCATTATATCCAGCATTAATAAACGCATTATATGTATCTGTATAGTATGGTATATAAACATTCTTTTCTAAAGATGTTCCATAAAAACAATTCCTTGCATTAGTAATGTTGGGAGAAGCAATATTTATATCACCCGTTAAATTAGTACATCTATAAAATGTTCCACGCATATTTGTTACACTATTAGGAATAACTGGAGCATTTACTAAATTATAGCAACTATTAAAAGTATCAAATAAAGAAGACACAGAATTGGGAATCTCTGTAACATTTACTAAATTTGTACAAAAACCAAATGTACTGGACAAACTTTTTACAGAATTAGGAATAATTGGGGTGCTTGTTAAATTAACGCATTGCCAAAAAGAGCCAGATATATTTGTTACGTTATTTGGAATAATTGGAGGATTGACTAAATTTCTACAATAAGCAAATGTTTGATACATAGAAGTTACTGAATTTGGAATTGCAGGAACATTAACTAAATTAGGACAATAATAAAATGTTCCCCACATATTAGTAACACTATTAGGTATAGTTAAAACATTAACTAAATTAGAACAACCATAAAATGTATAATACATGTTCGTAACATTTTCATTAATATTTACAACATCGGATAGATTAGTACATCTATAAAACCCATAACTTATATCATTATTTTGCATTGATATATTATTCATATCTATAGAAACAATTTTTTCATTTTGAGCAAAAGAAGTATTCACACATTCTATTGTCTCACCATTCCCTACAACTTCCCCATCAACCACTATATTGAACATATTTTAAACTCCTAAATAATAAAATCAATTTTGGAAATAATATTTCCAAAATTAACCAAAATATTATTCCAATACAATTATTTATCATTTAAAATGCCAATTTCCTTAACGATTGGATTTAAAACCTTTTAGTAATTATTTTTCTTAATTCCTAAATATTATTTCATCAACATAACCATGTTGAGTATTTCTATTAATTATTATTTTAAATCTTACCCATAAGCAATTTGTTTCAGTTTCTTCTAAAACAATTGTTTCTTCTGTTTTTTCTTCATCCCAAGAATCTTCAAAAAATTCTATTGAATCTAAATCTACCCAATCATTATGTTGTTGAGGAGTACTTTCTAAAGAACCTTGCATAATGATTTTTCCAACAAAACTATCTTTAACAGTTACAGAAGCAGTTTTTGAAGTAGATAATTGTGAATCTAATCTTGAAGAAGTAAACCAATCAATTTGTTTTCCATCCATTACAATATATTCATCTAAAAATTTATTAGGTTCTAAAACAACACTTGGTGTAAAAGTGTCTTTTAAACCTTCAATAATTTCTACATTAAATATTGGATTCCAATCTGTTCCTGAATAAAGATTATCTTCAAAACCTTCTGGATCAATATCAGAAACACTTGCTTGATAATGGGTTGGTTCAAAATCTAATAAATCTTTTTTGGTAAAAGTTGTTTCATATAACCCTTTATAAGAATCTAAACACCAAAGAGTTTTAACAATCTTTGTTTTAAGAATATGATTTACTAAAGTTAATTGTAAAGTATCATTTTTCAAAGGATAAGCTTTTCTATCATGATCTCTTACAGAAAATTGAATTTTATTATCAACACCTTTCCAAAGTTTGATATCTTTATTATACATTGGCATATTCCATCTTTCTCCTGTTTTACCGGAAGATAGATTATAATAAACATTTTTCTTAACAAATAAATCTATTCTTTCCATATTTTTACCTAATTAATTCTAATATTATTTATCATAAGAAAAATACAATGAAAAAATTAATAAATCTTAATTTTCCTTATTTTTAATTATAAATATTTTTATCCAATATTAGAGGAAGTTATTATGAATTTAGAAAATTATCCATTTATTTCTGTTATATGTAATAAAAAAATTAATGTTAATATGTATGTTGTTATTAATTTAGTTTCAAAACAATATATTTCTTATTATAATCTTTCTAAAATTTATAAGAATGATTTAAATGAATTTTATTCTTTAGTAATTAATTGGTGGAAAAATAATTCCGGTTTACCAATTTCTTTATATTATCAAAATAAAATGGATGATTTTGAATATGCTTTAGAATTTTTAGAAAATAAAAATTATGAAATCATTTCTGGTAATGTTGGAACTAATCTTAAAAATCTTTCTGAAAAAAGAATCAAACGAAAAGTTATTGACTTAATTCAATAAAATTAAATCTGTATAATACTTAACCATCTTTTCTTAAATTCTATTGCTCCTGGTTCATTAGCAATTTCTTCATCTTTTTTAGACAAATAATTATCAAAAACATATTCCAAATACCATTTTACTTCTTTTTCTTGATTAGATACTTTTTCCTTAGTATATCCATCCATAATACTTGGAATAGATACTTCTGTAACCGATTTACCATTTTCAAAATCATAATCATTAACTTGAACTTTTAATGGCTCTTTAAACTTTACAAACTTATCTTTATATTTAATTCTTTTATATGTAAATACTGTCATTATTTCTCCAATGTATTTAAACAACTAACTATACTTAAAGCATAAGCAATAGAATGTGATTTTTTAAATTGAAAACCATTATCTTCTTTAATCCAAATTCTATCTTCAATGCTTTTCCAACCATTTTTCTTAACATCATCTATTAGATATTTCTTACCGGGTCTAATCAAAGCTATAAATTCGGCAAGTTCTTCAACAGAAGTTATATCAGGTAATCCTAATATCATTTCTGAATAATTATTAATATGTGGTAATTGTTTTACTATTAATGGATTTTTCAAAAGATTCCAATTAGGTTCTTTATTAATTGAATCTTCTACATCTTTTCTCGTAGAAAACTTATCATACACAGTATTGTGCAAAATATCCAATTTAAAAAATCCATAATCTTCTTCGGCACTCTTATAATCAATACTTGCTAACTCCGTTATTTTATCTTGTGGTATATCACAAAAATATACTCCAACATTATGAGGATATATTCCAAAATCATTAATTTTAGATGCAGGAATATGTTTCAACTTATTAAGAATATCTTCTCTAGTTGAAGCATTTACATCCAAATCAAGATCTGCAATATTAAACTTCATTATAACAGTTTTCCTTTTTCTTCTTCTGTTAATCTTCTACAATGATAATATGGAGTACCATCACTTCTTATGTATTTTTTAACTCCATTATCATAAATAATGTTTTTTAAAATTCCAAATGAAGAATGTTCTTTATCTTGCCACATATAACATAATTTTCCACAATCATTACCATTAGCTTCTTTAAGTGGTCTGTGAATAATAGTTTTATCTCTCCAATTAATCTTAAATAAATGTGGGTCAATAAATGTTCCATCATTAGCTATCCATCTATATGCAGATAAAGAATATCCATCATTAATTTCCATAACTGTTACTTTATTAATTGTGTCTGGAAAAATGTCAAATAAATCTTCCAAATCCTTTTCATTATAAACATCAAAACTTCTTTGGGTCATTTTACCAACCTTCCCATAAATGTACTATTATTCCTATAATTCCTAAAACAAATGCTAATATTACATTTCCTAATACAAATACTTGAAAAGACATTTTTAACTCCTCAAAAAGTATTTTAATTTAATTAATTCATCTGATTCACAATCAACATTTTTTTCCCAATTATAATTAATAGATTTAAGATATTTTATGGAAATATTACCATATCTTAATGCTAAAAACAAACGATTTGGAGAAATGGTTTCTATTGTTAAACCTCTATCTTCCAACCATTTAATTGATCGTCTAACAGCATGATCCTCATCTTCATAATATAACCATTCATAAAGGAAATTAATTAAATGTTCTTCTTCACACCATTTATTAATAGAAATTTTATTAGCTAAAAGATATGCTATAAAATCTATTTTACTATATACACCAACCCCTATTTCATAATCAGTGAAGTTCTTAATTTTTGTAAAATTTCTATCATTTGCCATAAATAATTGCTTATTCATTAGAGAATAATATTTCTTTTTATAGAGATATCCACAAACTAAATTCATATTGGCAAATAAATCAGGATATCCTGAAAGCAAATCATAATTCTGCTTTTTTACACACTTTTCTAAATGTTTAGCAAGACCTTTTTCTGTTTTATAAATTTTAGCACAATATGGACAAATATAATCATTCATAAGGGTTATTCTCCTCTAAATATTTTAAACATTCTACCCAATCATTATAGCAAGCATCTAATTTAGGATCTGCTTTATCAAGATAATCTCTAATATCTTTCATAATAACATAGGCATTCTTTTTACAGATATTTTCTTCCCAATGCTTTTCTAATGCTATAATAACATCACTTACAGCATAAGATTGTCTTCCAAGAGCATATCTTAAAGCATATACTAAAATATCTTCATCAACATTCATTTCCCAAACCATTTTAATGATCCCTTCCTACACATATTATCATAAGTATTATAACAAATACATATACAATTGTCAACAAAAAATATTTAATCATACATCTTTTTCCAAACGATATATCCACACCAAATTATAAAGATTGTCAAAATTAGCTCCATTATATTATCTCCCAATCAGTTGCGTTTAAATCTTCTTCCGTAAAACCATATAACCAATTATAATTATAAACTACACTACCATATATATCAATAGTCAGTATCAAATTATCATTCCAAGAAGTTCTTCTCATTCCTCTTGTTCGTTGTTTTTTAAATTCTTCATAACATTCTTTATAAGTCATTCAATACCTTTTTCTTTCTTAAAATCTTCTTCCCATTTATAACTGTCAAAAAAATACTCATCACCCATATAAACTCTCCTTTGCTCAACTTTTGAAATATAATCTTGCTCTAAAAGATAATCAATAAAAGATGATTGAACATCACCACTAAATACCCAAAAATCATCTGGATTCTCTTTATATTCTTTTTCAGCATATTGATACCAATAATTTTTAGCAACCTCATCAATATTAAAAGTAACATTTACAAGAAATACTTGACTAACTGTATAATCATCATAAGCACCCATAGAAAGAGTTAATAAGGTGTCTTTCTTAATAATTGGGTCAAGATAAGCAAATTCATTAGCTATTGAGAAATTATTTTCAGACATAGAAAAACTCCATAAAATTGATTATGGAGTTATTATAGCATAAAATTTTTAATTGTCAAGCATTATTTTTTACATTACTCTACCATTTTCGTCAACAGGTATTTCAATGACTGGGATGACACCCAGTTCCACTCCTTTTCCAGAACCACCTACATTTTGTTTCCATGTATTTTCCTTATTTAAATACCAAGCATAATACTTATCACATTCAATAGAAGACCAACATCTTGAAGTAGAATTACCACCAATATTCCATATTGTTAATCTATTGTTAGAATATTCTGTTAATGTTGTATCATAGGTGTCAAGAGTAGCTCTGTCATTATAAATCATTTGTAATTCAGCTGCATTAGGTAAACAACCTAAAAAGTTCTTATTATCTACAGAAACCGTTAAAGCATTTCTAGCAATATTAAAGGCTGGATAATTTGAAGCAGTATAGTTGTTTAAGATAGTATCTGTATTCCAAGTAGATGAATTAATATCCGATGTAATTTTATATGATTCAGATGCTGAATAATCAGTTAAGGGAGTATTATCAGCAGCCCTACTCCACTTTTGTTTACCACTTCTGTAAGCAGCATCAGCAACGCATACAGCATATCTTTGTCCATTGCCGTCAGTCCAGAAACCTGCCACAGTAGATTTTCCATCAACTCTATCATATAAATGAAGAACTGTACCACTAGGTGTTGGTTCACCACTTTCTCCTATAATTGGACCCATTTTAGTTTCACCAAAGTATAAAACTTTTGCATTAGGCATTCCCAAATTAACTTGTGTTTCTCCAATATGTAACATTAATTTTTTCTCCTTAATAAAATCTTCTTAATCTATTATAATCCCAAAAATTTCCATGACCACCAGTATTAAAACCTATTTGATATTGATTTGGAACTTGTGATTGTCTTGCAGTATATGTTTGATTAAATAAATTAACAGAATATGTTATAGCTTGATTTATTAAATCAAAGTTATACAAACTCTTTCCATTAAATGATAAATTATAAATCTTACCATCTTCTGAAACATATCCATAAGTATTTTTATCAACATTCCAAAAGAATACACCAGGTTCCATATTAATTCTAAAATCTAAAACACTTTTTCTATTCAATACATTTCCATTAACAGTTATAGTATGATTTAAATAATTATAATTAGAAACTGTACCCACTTTGGTTATTTTATCAGTATATGAATAAACATTATCTCCAACATTAGGTTCAATACTTTCTGTAAAATATTTTACACTATCATTACTCCAACATTTATAAAGAGTGTTTTTACCAAATCTAACAGCTTTATTAAATGTTATAAAAGGATTTACAAAATATATATCACCTTCTATTCCAATAGATGATTTTGGATAATCATCTCCATAATATACAGAAGCATATTCTAAACCTTTCCAAATATTATCTTTCTTAAATAATTTTTTGAAAACATAATATGAAAAAGGAGCACCATTTGAAAAAACATATTCAATAGGTTTCATATTCTCTGATAATTGAGCTGCATTTATAAATAATCCAGCAGTATCATTTTCATTAGCAAATTCAGAAACTACTTCTCCATGAAGATTTTTTAATATCTTAAACTTACATTGTAAGAATGATAATTTCAAAAATTTTGCTGATAAGAAAATACGATAAACACCACTTCCAACATTTTCTATACCATAACAATCATCACTATAAACAATATCCTCATCAGTAATATCACCAAATTTTTCTAATCGTTTATTAACAACAATTTTTCTGTTACTGTTTAATATAACAGAAAATGTTGCTTTTAATCCTTGTGTTTCAGAAGAATCTGATAAAATCAATTGAAAATAGTTATACTCGTTTGGTAAAACATATATACTAAAACACCAATAATCTATATTTCCATCTATAGGATTAGAAAATTGATAAGCAATACTATGTTCTCCAAATGTTTGTGTAGGAATCATTTTTGAGCAATATGATTTAGGAAATACTCTACTATCTTTACTAAAATTGGAGTTTTTAACAATCCAACCTTCATTAGTGAAATCTTCTGAATAAATTAAATTATTTTTTAATTCATAATATTGAATATAATAATCTCCTTTAGAACCAAAATCATTGGTTGGTTCATCAAATCCTTTATAAACATCAACATTTTTTATTTCATTCCATTTTCTTCCTGACTTAACATAAAATGTATCATCAAATGCTGTTGCAATTTTTCTTTCAGTATGAAATAAATTAATAGAATTAAGCATTATATTCCCTAAAATCATTATGTTATATCATTATTTATCCATTTTTTATTTTATTATTGACAAGTTAAAGAATTTTTTCTATAATCATATAAATAATTTTTACAACAACTTATAAAGGTGTTAATGAGAATATTGAATTTTATAAGGATTGTTGTGGTTTTTTTAATGGTTGCTTGTACTCCTATCAATACAGAGGTTAAAGAAAATATCATTAAACCTCAAGAAAATGTAGAGATAGTAAAGACAAACAATGTAAAAAAATCATTGGCACAACAATCTGATAAAGAGATTGCAATATTAAACCAACTTGAAAAAGAAAGTTTAATTGCTCCTGATATTAAGAAGTTGAAGGTAAACGACAAAAATAATGTATTGTGCTTGGCACTTAACATTTATCATGAAGCTCGTGGTTCTTCTGTAGAAGATCAAATTGCTACAAGTTATGTTGTTTTTAATAGACTTAATAGTAGTGATTATCCTTTAACTTTAAGAACCAACGAACAAAATTTATGTAGTATCGTCTTTGATAAATATCAATTTTGTTGGACAAATGGCTCTATAAATGCTCCTAAAGAAAAAGATTCTTGGAAGCATTCACAAGAACTTGCCCTAAAATTATATTCAAATAATGAGCATCAAAAACTTGCTAAAGAATTTGGTTTAAAACATTATGTAGTTTCTTCTATGTTAAATGATCCCACAAAGCCAAAGTGGATTGAAAAAAGAAAACTTACTGTAAAGATTGGTAAGCACTCTTATATGGCTATTAAAGAGAATTTGAATGATACTTTTGAAAATCGTTTAAAAGTAAACGATATAATTAGAAAAGGATTAGCAATTCTTAATAAATAATCTTATAAGAGTTTAAGGAAAATCAATGTTACATATTGGAAATAAAAGTATTAATCTAGCTGTTAAAAAAGCTGGTGTATTATATGTTGGAACAAGAAAAATGGGTCCAATTATTAATGAAGAATCTTCTTCAGATAGTTTCGTTACCCAATCAGGTGACACAATCGTTACATCAGATGGTACACCGTTGGCATTAGATGGAATCAGTTCTTTAACAACTGCACCAAGTATTACAGATACTCAGCTAACTTTTGCAGATGATGGCAACAGTACTGTATCATTCTCTATGCAGCAGTTGAAAGATTATGTAAGTCCTACTCCAGCTGCTACAACATTGCATCAGTATGATAGGGTAGATGGAAAAGCTACTGTAGCAGGTTTCTGGACTGATGGGGATGGTCAAAGATACGCTGTATGTGTTGTAGATGCGGAGTATAGAAGCGGTGGTAAAACATGGAGTAATTCAAACACTGATACACTATTACCTAACTATGAAACAGAATCAGCAGCTTTAGCAGCAGGCGAATCAGCTACTTGGAATATGAACACTATAAGAAATAATTATGATTTATCTACTTATCCAGCATTTAATTTAGCATACTCTAAAACAATAACTTTAGATGAAGTTACTTATAATGGATTACTCCCTAATGCAGCTGAGTTACAAATGATATGGAATGATAGAGCAACTCTAGACACTTATGATACTACATTAACAGAATACCCTAATAATAGTTTATCAACATGGAATATTGGGAGTAATTCACAATATATTTGTTGGTCATCCACAGAGTGTGATTCACACTTCGTCTGGTACATTAATTCCTCTGGTTCTTGGAGTAATTACCGTGGCAAGGGTTCTGGCAATTTTGGCATCATCCCAATCATCGAAATACCTGTTGACGAAAATGGTACAGTTATAACAATTTAATTAAAAGGATTTAACAAATGGCTAATAAAACAATTACACAATTAGATGCAGCTCAATCACTCAATGACAATATGGTTATAGCTGTACAAGATACTAACACAACTTATAAAACAACTTTAGCAGATGTAAAAGCTTACTGTGGAGCTGCACCAGCTGGTGATAAATACCAAATTGGTGATAGAGTTACTGATGATTCTAATAATGATATTGGCATGGTATCAGGATTCTTTACAGATGCTAACGACCAAAAGTATGCAGTAGTTTGTTTGAATGCTGTGGATAGATTGGCAATCGGAGATTATTTAAGCTCACCTACAAATGTAACAGGTATTCCACAGTATCAAAACCAAACAGTTTGGAGTGCTCCTGAAACAGCTACAACGAATACGACAGCCATTTTAGCAACAGGTTCATCCGAAGCTTGTGGACATTGTCGTTCAAAGTCTTATACAATTGATGGAGCATCTTACGCAGGGCAATTACCTAACTTGAAAGAGTTAGTGGATATTTTAAGTATGAGGACAAAAATTAACACTGATGACCCAACAGCTACTCAATATAGCTCGCTAGTTATACCAAATTCAACAAATGCTTGGAGTTCTACTCAACAGGCGCAAAATTACGGCTGGTGCGTTTTCAGTGATGGTGTTGCTTCAAACCGCTACCAGAACTACCGTAATTTCGTCATCCCAGTTCTTGAGTTACCTTTAGAAGGCTAGTGACATGCCGTTAAAAGCTGGTAAAAATAAGAAAACCTCTCTTAATGAGAGGTTTTAATTTTTACATTAATGCCCAACCAATAATTAGTCCAGAAAACCATTCTGACCAATTAGTTGGTGAACTACAATATTTTGTATTAGGTAATTGTACCCAAAACATTGCATTATAAATAAATGGTATAGCAAAAGCACAAGCAAAAAATTTCATTCCAACTAAAAACATTAAAGGAATAGCATAAAAACAATATCTTATCATCATTCCTACAAAACAATATTGTTTAGAACGAGGTTTAAAACCAAGCCATTTATTAACAGGTTCAACAATCCAATTCATAGCAGGTTTTCTACCTTTAGCTTCTTGCTCATCAATATATTCATCATCTTCTGTTCCACAAAGAAAATAATAATAATGACCTTTACACCAGAATATATATACTAAAATACCAATTAAAAGAGACATCCACCAAGATTGGCTCATAGCAAAAAATTCCCACAAGAATGTTGCAAGAATACATAAAATCATTTGTAAGCCACGCTTTTCTAAGAAATCGTATTTAGAATCATATCCACCAAAAAATCTTCTAAAAAAAGCCATAAAAATACCCATATTAACTCCTTTGTTATATTTAATACTATTTATAACTTCTTCAAATCATTTTCTAATAAGCATATATGAATAAATAATAATATAATGATATTTTTGAGGTTAGTTTAAATGGCAAAGAATACAAAGCAAATTGCTTCTATGCAACAAAGATTTGGAAAATTAAATGAATTACCTAAACAACTTGAAACAGCTAAATTTGGTTGGGCATATGATGCTAATAGATTATTTATAGGTAATCCTGAACATCCAACATTAGAAGAAAGATATAATTCAAATACTTTTCCTTATGGTAATGTTGAAATTTTAACAGAATTTTCTGATCTAACTGGCTATATAAAATATTCACCTTGGATGAATGGTAGAAAAGTTCATTATCCATTTTCTGTTATAGGAACAGTAGAAAATCCAGTTGTATCTAAAGATTCTTCTATTATTGTAAATGGTATTGAAATAAAATTTGACGGTAATGTTTATATTACAGATTATGATTATTTAGTTTTAAGATATATTTGGACAAGTGGTAGAGATTTAGATACTGATACAAGATTCACTAATTTAACTAATTTTCCTGAAATTAATGATAAAGGTGTTGGTTATGGATATGTATATGAAGGAAAACAATATGGTGGTCAATATATATTACCAAATGGGTCTTCTGTTGCTGATTCATTTTTAAGTAGTTTAGGTGATAATACTGGTCATGCTTCTCCGGAAAATCCTCAAGAAGAAAATATCTTATTTAGTAGAAAAAATTTAATTACAACAGAAAATTATGATGCTTTACCAGAAATTATTAATATAGAATTATCTGGAACTTGGTATTCACAAGTTGGTAATAATGTTAAAATAGAAATTTATGCCTATAAAGGTGGTACTATGACCTCTCAAGGTTATAGATATTACAATGTTGGTGGTGAGCAATTATATTTCATTGATGAAGATGGAAATACAGTTGATCACTTATACATTGATGTAGATAATCTTTCTGATACATTACATGTATATAATACTTTAGGTTATGTTAATATAAACAAAGAAACTGGTTATACAACCATTTCAACATCACAAGATGGTGGAGAACAAAGTATAGAAACACCTTTAGAAACTATTTTAAGAATTATTAATGGTTCTGATGTTAATATAGTTGCTAAAAATAATATGAATAGAATTCAATTAATAACAACTGATGATGAATTAGTTCTTCAATCAGGTGTTAATGTTGATGGTATAAACACATTAGAAGCATTAGGTTTTACTGAACAAGCTGTTACATTAGTAGCACCTACAAAAAGAAGTTTACAAGAAATATTAGACGATAGATATTGTATTAAATCATTTGATGTTAAAGGGGATGGAATAACAGATGATGGAAAACAAATTAATAAAGTATTAGAAATACTTTATAATTATAATCGTTCTGATACAAAAGAATTATTCTTCCCTGCTGATACATATCTTGTTAATGGAGTTTCATTAAATCTTTTCTCAAATACTCATTTAAAGGGTGAGGGTATTGATAGAACAATTATTAAAACAAAAGAAAATAATAAACCATTATTAATTACAACAGATGATTTAAGTAGAGATGCTGATAATACATTTTATTGTAAAGATGCTGATGGAAATTGGACAACCTATCCTCATAACATTTTAATAGAAGATATGACTTTTGATATTTCTAAAGGTCAAGCAACATCATTACTTAAATTAGGTCATTCAAATAATATTACTTTTAGAAACTGTAAATTCATATTAAATGCTTCTAGTAGTTTTGTTTCAACATTATCTAATTGTATTCTTAATAATATTGTTTTTGATAATGTTATTTTTGAAGGTAATAATTCTTCAGTAATTGGTATTAATATTAATGGTGAATTAGATAATTTATTAATCACAGAATGTTTATTTAAAGATGTAAGTAATAATGTTATCTCATTAAATGGTAATTCAAATCTTATTAAAAATGGTATTATTGCTAATAATAGATTCACAAATTGTTCATCATTATCTCATACTTTAATAACAGCTAATAATAATACTAAGTATATTTCTGTTGTTAAATCATTAGTTGATGATGATGTTATTGATGAGGTTGATGGTTTTAAAGTATTATCTTCACAAAGTGATTTAAATTATTGTGATACACCTATTAAATCAACTGATACAAATAAGTATTTAAGATTTCATTTTTATCAATCAATTTATGATTATGTACAAGCTTTATACAACAGATATGGTAAATTAGCTTTTGAAATTATATCTCCAAATACAGATGAAGAAGCTACCAATTATTTAAAATTAATTCAAGGCACTCCTTCTAATAATAATACATTATCATTAAATGCTACAAATCAAGTTGGTAATGTAGAAATTAATATGGGTCATTATGCTGATTTAGAATTAGGTAAAGATAATATTGAAATAAAAGATTGGAAAACAGGTTATAATTATAAAGCATTAGAAGTTGTTTATTATAATAATGCTATGTATAGATGTATTATTACACATACTTCTGAAAATAATTTTGATAATTCTAAATGGATACAAATTACTTCAACAGATATTAATACTTGGTCAGAAGGATTTAATTATTCATTAAACGATTTTGTTTCTTATCAAAATAAAATTTATTATTGTAAAGTAGCTCATAGAGCAACTTATGAGTTTGATGAAGAAAAATGGACATTTGTATCTAATGATAATCCAAAAATTGTTTTACATAAAGCATTAGATATTAATAATAATCTTATTAAAAATGATTCTGGAACAGATATTATATTCCAAGTTAAATCTGATGGTGCTTTAAAAATTGATGATTCTTTAGCAGATAAACCTTATGAAGATACAATTGGTAATAAAGAAAATGCTATTCCAAATGTTAAATTTGTTGAAAATGTTGCTAAAAGTAAATATAAAGGAAAATTAACATCAGAAACAATTAATGAACAAATTGGATTAAGTGAATCATCTGAATTTGAAATTGTAACATTTAATAGAGAAAAATATGGTAATGATGTTTCATTAAAAGAAGTTTCTATTAATGTAAGACAATTATTCATACCTATTGGAGAACAAATAAATGCTTTTGAACCAAATAAATGTTCTTATTTAGATTGGACAAATAAATTTAATTTAACAACTCCTTATGAATATGATGTTGATGAAGTTGTTGCTGTTGATGATGCAAATTATAATCGTAAGTATTATAAATGTCTTACAGCTCATTTAGCTTGTATTTCAGAAGCAACTCTATATGAAAACTTTATGCAAGAATTTAATGATGGTTATTGGCAAGAAATTCAACCAACACCATATTATATTATGTACACATCTTATGATTATTCAAGCATTCAATGGTATAAGGGTGATGTAGTAAGAATTATAGAACAAAATAATAATGAACAAGTTATTAAGTTCTATATTTGTACAACTGATCATACTTCTTCTATATTAGATGATGAGCAAATGTCATTTAATAATGATTTTTCTGAAGGATATTGGAAAGAAATTATCATAGATGCTTCACAAAAAACAAATGCTATGAATGTTTCTAATTATAATTTTGCTTTTGATAATGAAGATGATACAGTTGTATTAACTAATTACATTGGTGGTGATGCTAATGTTACATTACCAGAATTAATGGAAGTTATTAAAACAGTTCCTGATTTAAAATATATAGCAATTACTTCTGAAGATAATAATGAAGAAGCTGAACCTAAAAAATGGTTATTTGACATAAATGATGTAGATATCGTTAAAAGAAATACTAATGGTTATAATTATGGTTATTGGCAATCTAACTATAATTATAATATTGGGGATATTGTTAATTTCAATTATAGTAATTTTGTTTGTAAAGAATCTCATACATCTGGTTCTTCTCAAATAGATTTACACAATGCTTCTTTATGGAAAAAAATGAATGAATCAGGTTTTGATTATGTATTCCATTTTGAAAGAAGTTTATTAGAAAAAGATGCAGACAATAATTTTGTTGAAGAACCTTACCAATTCTCACATAATTTTGTTAACCATACATTAAAAATTGCTTTATATGATGAATTAGGTAATGACTTAACATTATTAAATAATGATAATGAAAAATTATTTGAAGTTAATAATTGGGAAGAATATCATACATATTATGTTGGTGAATATTTCAGATATAATAATAAAACTTATGTTGTAAAAGTATCATACACATCAACACCAAATGATTGGAATTCATCATTACCTGATTATAGAGATGTTACAAACTTTATTAATGAAATAGTTTCTATGGATTGGAATATTGAAACTCAATATTACGAACATCAATATATAAGATTCAATAATAATACATATCAAGCTTTACAAGATTTTGTTTCAACAAGAACTATTGAAGAAGATATAGAAAAAGGATATTTGAAAATAATTCCTAATCATTATATTCAAATAAGTACTTCTGGAGAACTTTTAGTAACAGTTAAATATGAAAGAGAGTAATAGATGAAATTAAGACAAATGTTAAATGAACGGTTGGTTAATTCTTCTTGGTTACAAGATGTAAGTTATTATGGTCGTCATAATAAATTTTTTCCAAATGAAGAAATTATTACATTTAAAGTAAAAGGTAATCCAAAAACTTATATTGTAAGAGGATGTACTAGAAAAGATTATATTGACTGGATTAAAGCACCGTCTAAAGGAAAATTTTATCATATTCTTAAACATAAATTTAATAGAGATTGGTATTTAACAAACCCATTTAGAATAATTAGCAGACAAAAAATAAGACCAACTACTTAGTTGGTCTTTAATTTTAAAAATGTTTTTATTAACAATTAGCTATTCTTAAACATTCAGCAATTTCTACATCAAATGATTCATCCATATCTTCTGTATTAGGATTTCTTGCTCCATCATACATCGGATCTTCACCATTAATAAGTTTTTGCCATTCTCTTTCTGTCCATTCATTACCAAATTGGTCAACAATCATAGCACCTTTTTTATTAACCATTCTTGGAGCTTCATTTTCAGATTGTGAATAAGCAATTTCTACATCATCAGTATTAGGATTTCTTGCTCCATCATACATTGGATCACCACCAGCCATAGCATTTCCTGCTAAACTTGCAGCAACACCTAATGTAGCAGCACCTTTCTTAAATTTATCTTTCCATCCTTCATCTAATTCATCAGAACCATAGATTTCATCATATTGTGCTTTATAATCTTCAAAGTTATCTAAATCTTCTTTAGTAACTCTACCCATTCTATCACCATTAGCAAATTTAACTTTAGCAATGATTTTAGCTTTTCTTAATTGATCATCAGTACCTTGACCACCCCAAACTCCCATTTTACGAGAATCTTTATCTTCATCATCATCTCTAATAAAACCAGCTCTTGGAAGATAATCTTTAATACCTTCTTTTAATTTAGAATTATCTTTATGATTATAACTATCAAGTGATGGTAAACCATTTTGTTTTCTCATAAAATCAACAAACATTTTATATCCATACTTATCACTGTTATCTTTAACTATTTTAATAATTTCATCAATATTTTTATTATCACCAACTAAAGATAAGAAATTTCCTTTTGTATTTGATCCATAAGATTGATGGAAAAATCTACGACAATTTTTCATAAATCTATCAAATCCCATTTTTTCACACATTTCTTGGAATTTTCTATCATCCCATTTAATATATTTTCTATCAGATAATGATCTCATTGGATCTTCCCAAGAATCATTATAATATTCTGGAGAATCAAATTTAAAAAATTCATTTAAAGGTTTAACACCAGCTGCTTTTAAACATTCAGCAATATCTTTATCATGCTTATTCATTTTTTCTTCCTTATCTTCTTTCTTTTCAGAGGATTTATTAGTTTCTTTTTTATCTTCTTTAGATTCACTTTTTTCTTCTGATTTAGGTTCATCATTTTTTGGTTCAGATTTTGTTTCAGAAGATTTTAATTTAGGTTCTTCATATTCAAATGATTTGAAATCAGACATATCAACATCACCTTTTTCAGCTCCCAATCCCATTTCTGGTTTATCTGCTTTTTCAGAAGATTTTGACATTTCCATATTTGCTTCATCTTTCATTACAGATTTACTTGTAGAAGCAATTAATGATTCTCCTTTTTCAGCTTCTTCACCAACTTCACCAAAATCAGAAACTTCTGACCAACCTTTTGATGAACTTATTTTTGGTAATTTAACAGGTTTATCAGTATATGGTAAATCTGCTTCTTTTAATTCTTTAACTAAATGACCTTTTTCAGCCATAAAATTAATATATTCTTCAGGAGTTTCAAAGGATTTATAACCTTTTCTTCCTGTAATTGTTTCAATCAAAAAACGCATTCTTTAATCCTCTAATATTTTTATCATATACTATTATTTATATATTCTATCAAAAAATTATTAAACTTTTTCATATTTACAAAAGTTTTTTCATTTTTTAATAAATATTTACAGATACATTTTAATGTATCATAAATTTATAGGAGAAAATATTATGGCTGAAAAGTTATTTAATGAATATTATACAAAGAAATTTGACCTTCCTGGTCGTTTTACAGCATTGAATGGTGCAATTCAATATTTTGAATTGACAGCTTCTGTTGCTTTGGATGAAGATACTGCTGTTTCTCAAGCTAACTATTTGAGAGTTTTGGAAGTATTGAGAAGTCGTGGTGCTCAACCAATTATTACTCATGTTGATGGTGAAACAGTTGGTTTCACATTAGAACAAACTTGGGTATATGGTGCAAGAGGACCTATGCAAGTTTCTGAACACTATGAAGATGGTAAAGCTGATGAAGAAAAGAAATTAGCTGGTTTAACTGAAGGTGCTATTGCTGATATTAAAGCCGCTTTTGGAATTGGTGATGGTTTATATCCTGTTAAAGCTTTGAAAGAAGTAGATGGTGAAATCGTTGATGATGATGATAAAGATTTATTTGCTTCTGTTGAAGTTAAAACAACTGCTGGTTCTTTGAACGCTAACAAATAATTCTTTGTATAGAAGAAAAATAAAAGAGGAGTTTTAAAACTCCTCTTTTTTATTAACCTAACATCATTATTTTCCTATCATCTATAATAAATACTTTTTCATCAGTTGATAAAATACTTTTTCCAAAAAATTTATTTTCTAATAATCTTACAATATTTGGATCTAATTCATTTATTGATGTTGATTTTCTAATATAATCATTCATTACATCTTTTGAAACAAAACCCTCATTAATAAATCTCATTTTATTAATACCATCAGAAACTTCAAAGGATTCTTTAACATCTTTCTCTTTAACATTAATTTTTTCTTCAACTTCCGGAGCATTTCTTAATTTTGTTAATCTTACATATTTTTTAATATTTTCTTCTGTACAAGGCATTTGCTCATGATGATTTAATGTAGTAAAACTCCATTTCTTATCATCAGTTAAAAATGAAATATCTTTTAATATACTTAAAATAATTTTAGGAAAAAATGTTTTTCTTTCTAATTCTACAAAAAGAATATATTTATTATCCTCTGTAATTGTATCAGCAACTTCAATATCTTTAATTTCTGTAAAAAAAGCCTTTTCTATAAAATCTTTTAATTCAGCAGCTACTTCGTCATCGTTACAAAAAAATGCTACTGTTATATTATCATCATCAATTTTACTAACATATTCATCTATTGAAATAAAATTACTTACGCAATATTTTAAATCATTTTGTCTAAGATTTTCATTAATATTCATCTAAAATACCTCATAATTATATTATTATTTATCCATTTTATTCTTGACATTTATTTAATAATAAATTATAATCTATTCCGAAAAGGAGAAAAAATATGGATCATTCTGTTAATGTAAATGGTATTAATTATAATGTTAAATTAACCACATCTAAAAATACTGATTTAGGTGAGGGTAATCGTGGTATGACTCTCTTTGAAGATTTAAAAATACTTTTAGATAAATCTATGGCTAAAGAGTTAAGAGTTAAAACTTTTTATCATGAATTAGCTCATGCAATAGTTGAAGCAACATCTTTTAATAATGTTATTATGAGAAAGTTTTCCGATGATGATTTTGAAATATTTATTGACCAATTAGGATATGCTATACAATTTCTTCTAAAAAATAATGATTTAAATGAATTAGAAAATTATATTAAAAAAGAGGAGTAATTTACTCCTCTTTTTCCCATATCCACACTTTATTTCCACAATCATATATCTTAAAATAACCTCTATCATGCATTATTTCAACTTCGGTATTACCTTCATATCCTTGTTTTAATAACTTATGTTTTTGACAATCATATCTTGTTAAATATTTATGCCCATTTGACCATACATAATTAGGCTTACTAATTGAATCTAAATTAAATCCTAATAAATTATAAAGATTACCTTTAGTATGTGCTATATTAGAATAACTTATAATACTATTTGGATTATAATTATTAATAAAATACTTAAATAATTTACTTGCTCCACCAATTACATTACTTCCTGCTTTAGAACAGAATCTACTTAATTCCCATTCATATTTTTTATTAAATCTTGGTTTAACAAATGTCATTAAACTAACTAATTCATTATTATAATAAAGACCTAATTTAACAGAACTACTATCATTACCTTGTAAGTGATTTAATTCAAGAAATTGTGATTTAGTTTTATTATTAACATCTCTTATTTCACATTTTCTAGCATAAATTTTTTCTTGATTGATTCCTAATAAGTTATCTAATTGATTTATTATTTTATCTTTCTTTTCAATCCATTCATATTCAAATATATGATAAAGGAATATTCCTTTTTCTTCTGCTAATAATGACTTTTGTTGATGATAATTTCTTTTTTTATTTTTTTCGCAATGCCAGAAATTTCCATTAAACTCAATACCAATCCTCTTTTCTTCATCATATAAATCAATTTCATAAGGTGATAAAATAGTTTTATTACTATGAGATATATTAGGAAATGTTTTTTGCAATTCATATTCATAAGATGATTTAGTATAATCAAACATATTAAGTAATTCATATTTTTTAATATATTCTCTAAAAACATCAATCCTAACTTTTAATTTTTTTGCTAATTCTGTTTGTGAAGAATTACCATTTTCTTTGATATATTCTATTAATCTATT